ATAGAGGGAACAGTTGCTAACAATGTCCTGAAGTGGGGCACAGGTGGGCTGAACATAGACGGCTCAAGAATCGGCACAGAAACTACCTCTACCCACCCCCACATAAGGCGTATAGGGGCTATCTGCCTAGACAAGTGGCTTATTCCCTCTACGACTGTTGCATGACCTGTGTGCGGCTGCTAGAGGCGAGTTCGGATCTCCAGCTATCAGATGGTCGGCAGTAAAGGGGTCATTGGGTCTGCCTGGCTCTTTGCAAAGATGACAAAACAAAGCTGATTCTCGAATTGCTTTTGCTTTCCTACGATACTGACTGTCATAGAGGTTAGGTCGTCTTGCCTTCATCTCTTGCAGCCTAAGGTTCTCTAGTGTCTGCCACTCTGCTTGATGTTGTTTACATCTGCTCAAGCCTTGGGTCAATGCACCACAGACTAGGCATGGCTTGGGGAACCTACCCATCCTTGCCCCAACCAATTCCTAAGAACTGAATTGCAGGTGCTGAGTCGTAGCTCCTAGTCATCTCTGCTTGGCACTTGACACAGATTGGCTTTAGCTCATCCTCTGCTATGCCTCTGACTAGTGTTGCACTTGACTCACAGGTGTTGCACTTGTAATCGTAGGCTGGCACTAAAACAGCACCTCGCTTTCTTTTGCTTTGTCTTGTTCTTTAGCCTCAGCAACTAACTGCTCAGCGTGTTTTAGTCTGCCCTCGATGATTGGCAAGTATTCCTCTGTCATCTCTATCCCGATGAAGTCAAAGCCCTGCAAGATTGCTGCCTTGCCTGTCGAGCCTGAGCCGGTGAACGGATCTAGGACTGTGCCGTTAGGTGGCGTGATTAGTGTGATTAGGTATTCCATTAGAGCTGTTGGCTTGACTGTTGGGTGGAAGTTTTGCCTCATAGGTTGGTTGCTTGGTTTGCCCTCTCGGTATTCTGCACCGGTCATCGAGCCACCCTGCACTTCTGGTAGTTCCTCAAGCCCCTCGTTCCTATCACGCTTTGATGCTTTAGCTACATAAAAGAATCTTGATGCTCCACCGCTATCGTTATGTCCTCTGACTGATTCGTAGGTTGTCGCTTTAGGGCTTAGGTTCCTCGCACCAATGCCCTCTACTAGACCAGCTTTCATGTTGCTTGACTTGCTTGTGCTTGTCCCACTCTGCTCATCTAGTAGCTCTGCTGTGTAAGGGTCAAGGATGATGTTTGCTGGCCATCTGCCTGTGTGTTCTTTATAGCTAGATGTGTCGCTTCCTCTGTCTGGTTCTCCCCCTGCAAAACTGCCTTTGGGTGCGTTGTGTGTAGAGATAGTTTCTGTGCCGATTCTTGAGCCGTCTATGTTCAGCCCACCTGTGCCCCACTTCAGGACATTGTTAGCAACTGTTCCCTCTATTGGTTTTCTGGCAACTATGACTGGTTCAAAGGCTGGCTTTAGTGCTGTTCCCCATCCTTGCCATTGTTGAGCTTCTGGTGTGGCAGGTTTGGTTTCTACTGGGTTGTCTTGCCAGTTGTTGCCCATAGCTAGTCTGTCGGCTGTTGAGCCAGGGTTAGCCAGTTTCTTTTCTACCTCTTGATCCCCAAAGATGTCAGAGATGACCTCGGTGATTGGCTCACGCTCTGCACCTGCTTGCTTGTCAATCGCCTTGCTAACATCTAGCGACTTAGGGAACCCTGACCCATACAGCCAAGCAATCGAGTCCCTTAGCTCAAACCCTGCATCCTCAATCGCTACTGCTACTCGGTGATAGGTGCGAGTGCCACCAAAGCTCAATAGGTGTCCACCTGGCTTTAGCACTCTTAGGCATTGTTGCCAGAGTTCAACAGAATAAGCAATACCTGATGAGTCCCACTTCTTACCCATAAAGCCAAGCTCGTAGGGTGGATCGGTGACTATTGAGTCAATGCTGTTGTCGGCTAGGGTTGGCAAGATGTCTAGGTTGTTGCCATGCAGTATTTGGTAGGTCATTTATCTCTCTCTGGCAAATCAAGCAAAAGTCTAAGGGCTAACTCAGCTTGCTGTGGCACTACTCCATTACCTGCAAGCTTTAGCTCGTCATTACGCTTTAGGTCATGTCCGGTTATCCAGCCGTCAGGTAGCCCCATCATCCATTCTGTGAACTTAGAGCTGAGGCGATGATTGTTGTCTTTTCCGTCTGGCTTTGTTGGCTCTGGTGCTGGTCTGCCAAGGATGCTTTCCCAGCGTCTAATTGCTGGCTCAAACTTGCCCCAGTCAGTTTGCTGAACAACAGTTGACATTCCTCGAGTCGATGCTGATCCTGAGCCACTGTGGTTTGCACCCTTCCAATCTGATGCAGTTGTTGTAGGCAGTAAAGGCTCAAGTTCTTTAGCTACATTACTAAGCCATACCTGACCTGTCTTGCTCTTTGTTTCGCTGGTTTGTTGTGATGGTGCCTTTGTGCCTTCACTTGCCATAGGCGTAGGAAACAAGTGTGTTGCAATTAGAGGCAGGTTAGGTCCATAGCCCTCGCTAGGTCTAGCGTTTTTATAATCTGATGTAAGAGGTGTAGGGAATAGATCCATAAACTGACCACTGAGTGTCTGCTGTCCACCTCTAGCCTTAGCCTTTGATGCTGGCTGATGACCTCGCTCGCCCTCACTTGCTGCTGGTGTTCGCAACAATGTTTCTTTTCTGTCTGCTCTTGGGCAACCACAGATTAGCTCGTGAAGTAAGTCACCACCATGATCTCTGCACAGACCTGAACTATCTTGAGTCGTTGGTGTTGGAAACAACTCAGGCTTATGGAATACCTGAGCCAAAGTGACTGAGTGCATTGAGCCTGGCTTTTGTTGTGAGCTTGCAAGGTTGCCTGTGTATTGGTCACTTACTGTTGGCGTTGGTAGGCTCTGCCCCCCCCCCAGATGGGTAGGCTGTGATGAACACTCGGAAGCGTTGGTGTGGGGCACCTGCATCGGAAGCTCGTATGCCACGCCACTTTGCGTCATACCCGATGTCGGCCAAGTCGCCGAGAACAGCTCCAAGTGCTCGGAGAACAGCACCTCGTTCGGCTTGGTCCATAATTTCAGGTCCGTATTCCAGACCGCTATCTGCTTTTGCACTTAATAAACCCCTAACATTTTCAATTACAACAAGTGATGGTCTGAGGATGTCTATTGCTTTGTGAAACTCTGACCACAGACCTGATCGAGTTCCTTCTTGTAGTCCGGCTCGCTTGCCAGCTAGTGATAAGTCCTGACAAGGGAATCCCCCAGTAAGGATGTCAACAGGCTCTACTGAGTGCCAGTCAACTTTAGAAACATCTCGGTAGTTAGGCACACCAGGGAAGTTAGCCTCTAGCACCTTGCTCGGTGCAGACTCCCATTCACAATGCCAAACAACCTCAGCGTTGAGGACTTTGCTGACCGCTAGGTCTAAGCCCCCATAGCCACTGAATAGGCTCCCTATTTTCATCTCTCTCTTTTCCTGCAACTTAGAGTTTGTAAATAGTGCCTTGGAAGTGTGTGTCACGCTCTAGCTCGAAACAGACAATGCCGGTTGTGCTTTCGCTTCCTGCTTTCAAGCGGAACCAATCTGAACCTGAGTCGCTGGTGCTGGCTTGCACCCAATACCTAGATCCACCATTACTTGCTGGTGCCAGTTCCTCAACTCTCACATGGTGGAAGTGACCGCTCACAAAGGTAGTAAAGGCTGAGATTGGACCTTGTGAGTAAGTCTGCTTGATTAGCCAATCAGGTACTCCATTAGGTCGAGCAGCTTGGTGGCCATGAGCTAAAGCAAGAATGTGGAACTCATCGCCAAAGACATCAAAGGCTAAAGACTCGTCATAAGGGTCAGGGATGAGGTAGCTAACATCCATGCCTAGCTCGGTGCTAAGTCTGCGTAGTTGTTGCAGGATAACAATGCCAACATCATCGAGTCCTGGCTTGCCTACTGCTTGGCCGTTGACTCTCCACTGGCAATGGTTGGAGCCGACTGAGGCATAGGTCACCGGTGCATACTTATGAGCAATTTTGATTAGATCCCAAAGCAATGCTGCAGCCAAGTCTTGTTGCTGGAATGGCGAGAGATCGTTGCTGTCGAGCTGGGCCATGCTTGCCTTGTTAGATACCGACTCAATCATGTCCCCTGCGTCAAGGATGACGACCTTCTCGTAGTTGCCCTGCTTGAGCTTTTGCTCGATGCGTTGGTAGCTCTCAAAGACTCTGGCGATTAGGTCTTGGGTGTTTCCCCTACTGCCTGTCTTGCCCACTTGGTAATCGGCTGGGATGATGACAAAGGCTTTGCCTTGTTTGGTTTCTTTTCTTGCTGGCAACTTAGTCTTTTTTGCCTGAGCGTAAAGCGTTGGCAAGTCTAGATCTAAGTCTGCCTTGGTTCGGAAGTTGAACCGCCAGCTAACCAGCCAGTCCCCACCCTCTCTTTGTTGCCATCGAGAAGTTCTAATTGGCCCATAGATCTCGACTCTCTCATGATCGAAACCTTGGTCAATTAGAAACTGGGTGAAGTCTGGCTGGTCGCCGGTTGTTGGTGGAGTGGTGGCTTGTCCGCTAGTGCCATCAAACTCCACCGCTGGACGCCAATCCTTTGGGGCCGTAATCCTTGGGGTTGGCTCAAGATTTTCTAACACAGCTGCACCTTCCGATTCTGTGAGTGCGAACCGGTTGCTCGCTGATTGTGATGCCTCGCTTGTTTAGCTCATGTGTCAATGTCGAGTGTGGCCAC